TCGATGGCCTGAAAGGACTGTTCAATGCTCAGAGCTTGATTGCCGAGAACTATCGTTCTGGACTGATGGCTGATAACCAGCTCGGTTTCAGGGAACTTGCAATGAGTCAGTCAGTTCCGGTGCATACCAATGGTACACGTCTGGATACTGATACTTTTGCAGTTGATGGCGATACCATTGCAACTCCGTCTGCCGGTGCCCAGTCTATCGTCGTTGATGGTGTAAACGGTACAGAAACAATCACTGCGGGTGAGGTATTCACCATTGCTGGTTGTTACGCTTGTAATCCAGAGACTAAACAGTCAACGGGTGAGCTTTATCAGTTCGTTGTGTTAAATGACGAAACCGCCGCTGGTAATCAGTGGACTATTGATATCGCCAATCCGATCTATGCTGCTGATGCAGAAGGTCTGCAGAACGTAGTGGGTGCAACCTACGCTGCTGCTGTTGTTGATGGCTCTACTGTTACCTTCGTGGGTACTGCAAGCGGAACAGGGCCGCAAAGCCTTGCCTACCATAAGGACTCTTTCGTAGTTGGCACAACCGACCTCGAAATGCCTAATGGTGTTCACTTTGCTTCTCGTCAGGTACTAGATGGTATCTCAATGCGTATTGTTCGTCAGTATCGAATAGATTCTGATGACATCCCATGTCGTATTGACCTGCTGTACGGTGGAGTTGTAGCTCGTGGCGAAACCGCTTGCCGGATATGGGGGTAAGTCATGAGTAATATACTCACTGGTAACATTACCGAGATGGGTTTGATCACTGTAACGTATGATGCCGCTTCTCAGGCTGCAAATGACACTGACGAAGATACCGTCACTGTCAGCGGTGTGAAAATTGGTGACTATGTTGCACTGGCGGCACCCGCCCATACTGACGGTATTGGTATCTGTGACTGTCGAGTGACAGCCGACGATACCTTGTCTATTACGTGGACTAACCCAACAGCAGGTGCAGTCAACCGAGATCCGGCTGACTTCCTGTTATTCTGGGCAAGACCGGACGCGACTAAAACCGCAACAGGCACTTAACTGAAGGGGGCGAAAGCCCCTTTCTTTTTGGAGAGAATATGATTCAACCGCTATCAGACAGAATAGTTGTCAAACCCATTGAAAGTTCAGAATACTCAAAAGCGGGTATTTACACAGACAGGGCGAAAACAACATTCAATCAAATGGTAGGAGATTATCAGGTTACGACTGGACACGTAGTTGCAGTTGGCCCTGGTGAATACAACAAGAAAGGCAATCGCAGGCCGGTTGATGTGCCCATTGGTGCTATTGTCGCATTTAGTGATTCATGTGGACGAACGGTGGAAATTGAGGGTGAAGAGTATCTAATGATACGCGAGCCATCAGTTGCATTCTTTATGGAAGAAGCCCTTGAAGTAGAACACGTTTACAAGGACTAATCATGATTAACGAAAAAAGACGATGGTTACGCTCAATAAAAGATCCGGTGGGCAGGATCTTTGAAGTTGGTGAAGATGTCCCAGAAGGATGGGCCAGACATCCACCAAAGCCAAAGAAAAAGCGCGCCTACAAGAAAAGAATCAAAAAGGCTGAAGAATGAACGCGAACTCAATTATCAAGGCAGCGTTAAGGAGATTGGTTGTTGTTCCCTCTGGTGGAACACCCTCAACCAATCAATACACTGATGGTCTTGAAGTTCTCAATGACCTGATTAAGAGCTGGTCAGCCGATCTATCTCTTGTGTATGAAGATACCCGCGAAACACTGACGATTCCAGCCGGAACAAAGAGTTTCACAATGGGTGCAACGGGCGACCAGGTGACAACGCGTCCACTTGAGATTCGCTTAGCGACGTTGACGGTAGGTAATATTGATTATCCAATGTCTGAAATGGACGAGAAAACATACCAGTCATTCTCAAATAAGAACGATGTGCGCCAGCCATTCAGGTATTATTACAGAAACACCTATCCAAACGGAACAATGTATTTTGAATCGACTACCAATGTGCAGTTTTCATTAACAATCAACTCGATCAAGCAACTAACTAATTTTCCTGATGGAACAACTGAAATTGACTTACCAGAACATTACGAACGCGCCTTGAAAGCCAATCTTGCTATAGAAATAGCTGACGAAATGGGTGCTGGAAAACGAGTCACGCCTTTAATGATGAAGGCGGCTGAAGAGTCGAAAAAGATCATTATCGGACTGGCAACTGATATCGTTCCATCAAGAACAGACATACCCAGTTACGGTCATTACAATATCGAAGCGGATTCGTATTAATGAAAGTCCCTCTTATAGTCGATCTGGATATTCATAAGTTCGAAGGTTCAACAATAACTGATTATGCCTCTGGACTGACTAATTGTGCCTTTCACAACAATAATGGACAGATAGAAGTTACACAGAGGGCTTCTATAGATATCTCAGAAGATGCGAGTGAGATTTCTGGATTAACCGATAGAGGAAGAGGAATATATTACTGGGAGACAGAAACAAATCTTTTTATCGTTAATGACGATACGGTTTATGAGCAAACCCAAGATGGTGGTGAAGTCGTAGCTGGGGGTGAAATCTCTTCTGGTACTGAAAGAGTTACCATGCTCGAAACCATTGGCACACCAAGATTGGTTATTCTTGATGCAGAGAATAATGAAGGCTGGTGGGTAAACACCCCAGCAAGTGCTGTAACCCAGATATCTGCTGCAGGTGTTGGAACTTATGATCATTTCCCCACAACACTGTGTCATGGAGGAATTATTCTCGATGGCTATCTTATTGTTATGGATGAAGACGGGGTTATCTATAATTCAGTTGTAGATAGACCCGATCAGTTTGAGGCAACCAGTTTTGTTGAGGCTGAAAGGGAAAATGACAAGGGTGTTTATCTGGGAAAGCACAATGAACATGCTACCGCCTTTGGTACGAGAACAATTGAATTTCTCTATGATGCCAAATACTCAACGGGGAGCATTCTCCAGCGCCGTGACGATATCATGCACAATATCGGCTGTGCTGACGGTCTTGGTGTGTGGGAGAATGGTGATACGACCTATTTTCTAGGCTCTAATACAACGGGCCAGATTGCGGTTTATAAACTGGAAAACTTCAATCCGGTGATGATTTCAGATGATACGCTCAATTCTTATTTCACCCAAGGTCTTACACAGGAGAGTATAAGAGTTGTTTTTAGCGGCTGGTCAGCAATGGGCCAGGATACACTGATTGTCACCGTATACGTGCTAACGGGTGCGGCTCCTGGTGAAATCGTTCCCAAGCTTACGCTTTGTTATAACTCATTGGCAGATAAGTGGCTTTTTTATAACACCCAAGTAAACAGCCATACCCTATTTCCATTAATCGCCTTTACTAAAAGAACGGGTGGTCAGAATGCCACCACATCGGCAAGGCGTGGTGAGGGTATTTTCTATAATGGCGATATCATTAATGTTAACGACAGACTAATCCCCGTAGATACATTACTTGCAACAACGGGTGTTTATGAAGATGGCGTTTACGAGGTTGGCGTTTATCTTGAGGCATCGGTAGGTGTAGGATCAAACATAAGTACGATCATGAGAACTGGACATATTGATGTTGGAATTCGCGGCTATAAGTTCCAGGATTATGAATATCTGATGATGGATACCACAAATACCTCACAAATAATGACGGTAAAACACGCCGATGAGGGAGCCATGACATTTACAACAGTTGGCACCATTGATACCTCATCGGATAAAAAAGAACTCTACCAAGGCGGTAGGTTCTGTCAGAGAAACTTCCAATTAGAATATTCGGGTGATGAACAGTTCTTTATAGACCATCTTGGTTTAGAGCTTGGTGCCGGTGACTAATGCCTTTAATACCACCGCCATCAAAAGTTGAATTAGTCAGAAAAAACTCATGGGCAGATGCCATATGGAAGAAGTGGCTCAATAGTATTTATACGCATTTTGGTGGTGATCTGTGGGATGATGAACTAACAGAGATTACCCTTGATAAGCCACCCGGGGCTGGAACACCCGCGAGTCTTGCAAACTTTGGCCCAACATCAATAACCCAGCAGCCCGTATTCAATCGTGGTGATTCAGCGGTGGCAAAGTTTCATATTCGCCATTCAATTAAAGTCGGAAGCCTTATCTATCCGCATGTCCATTGGTCAACAGACGGGACAGCGGCGACTTCGGGCGTATCTGATATTGTCGAATGGGAAATTGACTGGCAAGTAGCCAAAGGACATCAGCAGGAAGCTTTTACCGATCAGTCACAAATTGTCATGACGCAATCTGTTTATAACACAAACAGCCCCGGCCCAACAAACCCTACAGCATGGCATCATTACATTACTGAGGCGAGTGATGCACAGGCTTTTACTGCACCAGAGGTTGATAGTCTAATCATCATGAGGGTTAGAAGGGGAAGCACCTCTGACACATACAGCACAACGGCTAGTGGGCATGTATTTGGACTTTATGTTGACCTGCACTATTTAAAAGACCGTTTTGGAACAATAAACAAAGCCCCAGATTTTTACAGGTAACAAGCATGGCAAAAATAATAAACAGTACCGATAAGGGTGCAGCGATATCCGCATCTGAAAATGATACTAATCTGAGTACATTAGCGGGTATTAATGTAGCTGACGCAACCAATTCAAGAACGATTGATGTTGACGATCAGGGTGCGACAATAGAGTTCACTTTCGCGGGTGCTGTTGCAGTAACGCTGTCTGATATCGCGGATATTTACGGTGCTGGTACTTTACACACTGATGATTTCACCATCACGATGATTGCCACAGGTGCATCAACAGTTGTAACCATAACCCCTGATGGTACGGATTCAATCAACACGGGTGCTGCTACGATTGTTCTGACAACGGATGAATACGTTGTTTTACAGACTGATTCAACCGGCGCTATCTGGAATATCATCAACAGCTCAGGTATTACCAGTGTAATAAGGGACAAGAATAGTAATGAATCAATCGTGATTGTAACGTCAACAAATGCGATTAATGCTCTTGGGGTAACAAATTCAGCAACAACAGACCCAATTATATTGGCACCATTAGGTGATGATCCTGATATTCAGCTTAATTTATCGCCAAAAGGTAATGATTCAGTCTTTCTACGTGCTCCAGGCGCAGGCAATTCAATCGTATCTAGTAATACTGGAAACTCAATCATCACATCAGATGCTGGTGGTATATCCATTGATGCTGTAGCTGGAGGGGTAACGATAGATGCAGGATCAGGTGATGTAGACATAGTATCGAGCGGTGATACAACTATAGACGCAGTTGTAAGCGATAGCGTTACCGCAGAAACAACCAATGGTGATCTTACACTTGCTGGAAACGGAACAGGTAAAGTTCTTGTTGATGGGCTTTACACGAAAGTTCTTGATATTGGTGACTGGAATATGGATACAACGCCAAGTCTTAATGTTCCTCATAGTATTGCAGATTTTACAAAGGTAAGAAATATAACCGTACTAATTAGAAATGACGCAGACACTGCCTATAGTGATTTCCATTCATGGGAGGCCACACAAACTACAGCAACAACACTAGCAATAAATGCAACAAACGTTGTTATGTTTCGCGGAACAAGTGGTTTATTCGATAGCGCAGACTATAACAGCACCAGTTATAACAGAGGATGGATAACCATCCAATATACAAGCTAATATTATTATTCATTGCATTAAAAGTAATGGCAGACCCCACCTACTACCTTGATATAAACGGACTCTCCAAGCATCTTAACGACCGGCACGAAAAAGATAAATACAACGAGAGAAACTACGGCTTCGGAGTTACCAGAGAGACAGAAAACAATCGTCTTGTACAGATGCTAACAGCAGGTGGTTACAAGAATAGTTTTGGTGATCCATCATTCTATGCAGGGGCAGGGGTAGCCAAAAGGTTCGGTAATAAACAATATATGGATGTTGGCGCAATGGGTGGTGCTGTATCAGGTTATGAAAATAGACTGGTCGCAATGGCAGCACCTTTTATAACGATGGGAAAGAAGGATTACGGACGCTTAAAGTTGATGTATCTGCCTAAAACCGAGGGGAATGATGCAACAGTTATGTTTAATCTTGGAATCCCGATGAAATGAATGATATTGATTATCTTCAGCCTCAATACGATATCTCAAGCGATGATCTTGGTTTTTCAAAAATGATGGTAGATATGGGTGTCAATGAGGAATATTTGCAGGATTTGACAAATAAGCAAGACGACAGGATTGATATTGAATTGGATCTTGTTGAAGTAAGCGATTCTGATATCAATGGCAAAGGGATCATTACAAAGAATGTGATAAAAAAAGGTGAGATTGCTGGTGTTGCAAATACAGATCGTAAGCGTACCCAGATTGGCAGATATACAAACCATTCAGATAAGCCAAATTCCATTGCAAAAATAGTGGTCGATAAAATGGTATTTGTTGCGACTATTGATATTCCGCAGAAAACAGAGGTAACTGTTGATTATCGTCAAGTGCGCGAAATAGCGATTCGGTTAGGGAGACGCCTCACAATCATGGACCTATATGATCAGATAGCCGAAACAGAGGGTCATATTGTTGGCCATGTTGATGAAGAAATGGTAAGTCATCATTTTTCTGACGGTGTTTATGCTAGAGAATATTTTTTGAAGAAAGGTGATGTTGTTGTTGGCAAGATACACCGACATAATCATATTGCCATGATGATGCAGGGTAAAGCTAAAGTTTTTTCTGAACGCGGTGAAATTATTATGGAAGCACCGCATATCTGGAACTCAGTAGCTGGTGAAAGACGTGCTGTTTTTGCAATAGAGGACTGTATTTTTGTCACAATACATCCAACAGATGAAACAGATTTAGATAAGATTGAAGAACAAGTAATTGCGCCAGATTATGAGGCGTTGGAGGGTTTATTATGAGTTGGACAGGATTGGCTATTGGCGGAGCTACTTTAGTTAGTAGCGCA